CTCTTGCTATTGATATGGCAAATGTTGACCTACGACCTTTAGCATCAAGAGATATGCAGCTTAGAAGCGATATCGTTAATGATGGTAGAGATGGTAGAACTGATGAGTGGATGATGGAAGTTGGATGTGAAGTTCGTAACGAACAAACACATGCAATCCTAAAGTTATCAGCTTAATAGCTAAATAAATATAAGGGGGGAAGAAATTCCTCCCTTATATAATAAAAAGGAACTAAATTATGGCTAGTAAAATAATGAAAAATATGGCTAAAAAATTGAGCAAAAAGAAAAAAGCTCCAAAGAAGAATAAAAAGAAAGTAGTGAGAAAGATTAAATACTAATGAGATATCAAGAAGCATACGAACTAATACAGGTAAGTCTAGACAATACGCTAGAAGTACCTTTTCCTGTAAGTGAAAAACTTAAAGCACAGTTATTTGATAACTTTGTAAAAGATATTGCATTAAGAGTTGTCAGAAAAGTTAATAAAGAAGAATTTACAGCAGGTGGTGATAATTTTAAGTTTTCTAATCCTGATTATAGTAAACAAATATATAAAGTAGAATTAATAGGTTCAAACAGTAAAAGTGTTGTTCCTTTTATTCCTGAATCAGCAATGATAGACAATGATGATGCTAATGTATCAAATGTAGGATATTTTATAAAAACAGATGTAGGTAGGGGGACAGTAGATACAGACTCAGCTTTTGGTGCCGAATCAGGTAGTACTAATGTTTTGACGGTAGAAACTGTAGTAGCTCATGGTCTAGTTAAAGCAAATAAAGTTAGATTAACAGAAATTGTAGCAGAAAATACAACGGCAAATCAAGCTTATTATGATGAATTTGTAAGCGGGAAAAGATTTTCAGTAACAGATACAGACACAAATACTTTTACAGTTAATGTTACTAGTGATGCAACTGCTGCAGCTGCAATGGCTTCTGATACAATATCAGGAGTATTCACAGAGGAAACCGATAAAATTTATTTTACAAAAGATGTTTCGGGGACAGTTAAAGTATATTATTATGCACTACCCGAAGCAAAGAATAGTATAACAAGTAGAGTTGATTTGCCAGACCAATTGCTCACAGCAGCAATACATCATACGCTAGGGGATTTATTAAATCTCTCTGGAAAACTACAATTAGGCTCAGGGCATAAAGGTTTGGCATATTCAATAGAAAGAGAATATATAAATACATCAAGGGCAAAAGAACCTATGCAGGATATTATGTCTTTGCCATTACAGGATTTTATTTAGATGGCTGATTTCCAAACAAGAATACAAGATTTGATAGGAGTTCCAAGTCAAGGAGTTGATAATCAATTAATTACAGACTCTTTAAATGATTCAATAAAAGATGTTGTAAATCTAGCTCCTGATGGATTATTATGGTCAGCCAGTACAACGTCAGGAGATGTTACAAGTAATTCTTATTCTCTATCTGGAGTTAAAGTATTAGGTGTAGTTAGAGAAAATGGTGTGGATGGCCAATATGTTGCTTGTAAAGAAGTTCCATTTGGATATGAAAGAAAAGTTCAAGATGTTAATAGTATGTTTTACCCATCTAAAACAGAGCCTGTTTTCTTTAGAAAAGATTCAGCAATAAGCGTATTCCCTGCTCCTGCAGTTTCTCCCAATGCATTTAAAGTTACATATATAAATTATCCGACAACTGCATATAATGCTTCAGCAATAGGAGCTTCTCATAAAATAGAGACAGGGGTTACTTGTGATAATGCAGACCCTAGTGTATTTACTAAATCAAGTACTACGTTTGCAGATGATGATATCGTTAAATTATCAGGGTTTACAGAGCAAACAGAATTAAATGGTATGTCTGGATTAACTGTGAATGATAAAACTACGAATACATTTACATTGGATGGGATATCAGTTGATGCAGAAACAACTGGAGGTATAGTTGAAACGGTTACATCAGAATTTCCAGAAGATTGGATAACAGCTGTTATTTATGGAGCTGCATTGAAGATATGCAATAGATTAGTAGCCGATTGGATATTAGATGAAGACCCAGAAATGGTTCAATCTACATTATCTACTGTACAAAATATAAAAGAATTATATACTTTAGAATTGCAAATAATATTTCCTAAACCTCAAGCAGGAGGTTAAAAATGCCAAAGAGAGTTTTAGACCTTAGAGACTTCTCTGGCGGTATAAATTCCAGAATAAATAAAACAGAAATTAATGACAATGATGTCACTAAATCTGTTGGTCTTATGTATGATGTTCCTGGGATTATTAGGGGAATCGGGGAAACAACTGTATTAAAATATGATGAAACAAATGTTGTCCCTACTATTACTGATGCTAATTATACTGTTGGTGCTGAAAATGGATATGGTTTAGGATATGTAGCATTTGATGCTCCTTCACAAATATATGTTATTCAAACTGGTGAATCTACTCTTACCGCTGCTTTAACAATTGGAAATTATTTATCTAATAGTCCAAATGACGATTGGGATACAACAAAAACTCATTTTGTATTAAAGATATTTGCTACTGACAGTGTTGTTGATGATTATGGAGCTTGTCAAATATGGTGTTATGTAATAAAGGTTGGTTCAGGAGGCGATTCGCTATTTTCTGAAGCTAAAGATGTAGTAAATGGGGATGTTACATTATATGAATCAGCTAATCCAAATGGGTCTAGTGATACTGTAAGGCTTGCTTTATGGACTGATACTGGATTTACAGATTTGATAGGAAGTGATAATGCTACATTTCATGCTACAAATGATATTGATTGGAATCTTACCGTTCCTCACGATAACTGGACTCAACCTTGGACAATTACTGGTGGTAACTTAGTATTAAGTCAAATTCAATTTACGCCTGGATGTTCAGCTTCTCTTGGAAATTTTGTATCTCCAGGTATTGAAGCTGGAAAGTTTTATCAAATTGAGATAACATTTGGAGTGAATTTAGCAGGAGGGTCTTTAACGGTTTCTTTAAACGGAAATATTACTAATTTTTCTACAGCTGCTGGTACAGTAATATTGGTTTTAAGGGCTGGTAATATTACTCCTCCTAATTTATCTGGTGGTCTATCGATTACAACACCTCCTGCAGCAGGGGTTACAGCAACTATTTCAGCTATTCAGGTAACATTATTCGCTGGTCAATATGGAGTTTTAGGGGATTTAAATGCATCAACGACAGGTCAAAATGCACTTGTTTATACAGATTCATATACGCGAGAAGTAAAATATTTTAGTTATCAGACAGCTTCATTTACAGATGTATTAGTAGATTCTGCTACAGTAGAAAATACAAAAGAGCCATTAGTATTAAAAGATGATGATGGCTCTACAACTTCTGAAATATCTCCTATCATATATTCAATAGAAGGAGCTATCCGAATAGTAGAGGCTAATTTTAAATCATTGAAGGCAGGGACATCTACAGCTAGAGCTCCATTTGAAAGTAAATATGTAAAATATATTCATAGGAAATATTTTAATGATTCGATAGAACATTTGGAGTGGGTAGCAGAGCCAGCGGATATAGATGCTCCTACAGATGGTATTGTTAAATTTGATGGGAATCCATTATATTCAAACCAAATGCTTGATGGCTTTATTAATATGTTAGTATATAGAGGAAAAGCATCCCAGAATAGAGTATTATTCAAAGAATTTATTGGAGGAGACGGATGTTATGTAGGGAAAAAAGATAGAAGGACGAAAAATCAAATGTTTCCTATTGTTACAAGTAAATGGGATACAATATCAAATTATGCTGCTCCAATTCCAAAACTTCCCGATGGGACAGCTGCAAAAGGTTGCATGGGATTTTTTAAAAGAGATAGTACGCAACAGGCTATAATCTTTGAATATCATGGTGGACTAGACGGGACATTGGGTCCAGATGAGGCATTTGATAATGCTATAGATTTAACAAATCCGAATAGCGGAGCAATAATAATTACTTTATATATAAGTGAAAATGCTTTATCTAATCTTACAGATGAGCGAACATTAAGGATATATATAGGTAATTCAGGAGATGCCCCAGGTGCATCTTTTGATGAAACTTTTGATGGAGAGTTCGAGGCATCTAATGTAGCTATGGCTCAATATGAGTTCCAAAAACATCAATTATCATCAGGATGGAATGAATTGAAGTTAGAAAAAAATGGATACTCTGATATTATAGGAGCGTATGACGCTAAATATATAAAAGATATATTTTTAGCTTTTGATACGAAAGGAATGTATTGGGGGCCTTTCCATCACAATACATCTGGTTCTTACGACCAACTTAATTATGATGATATCCCTGCAGGTGGTGATGCTGATGATAAGGATTCTCATGCACACCAATATTTATTTTATTTCGTAGGGTCAGATAATGGAAATGAAGCGACAAAAACAGTTAATGATGAAGATTATGAATCAGATAGTTATATAAACAAAGTATATACTATGGGTGAAGATAATTATGGTAATGATAGTTATAACAATCCTTCTATCAGAAAATTCTTTTTAAAGTATGACGACTTTTATACTATAGATGATATAGCTTTCCCAAATGGTAGTTTTACTGGAGAAGGAATTTCAAAATGGTATAAAAATAAAGCTGAAATAACAGTACATAGCGGAGCAGCAGATGGTACTATTACTCCGTCTGACCATTTTCAGCAAGGAGATTTAGTTTTAATTATAAGAAGTGATGATGCAAATGATAATGAAGAAACAACTTTGGGTGAGAATAAAGATGGATGTTTTTGTGCAACAGTTGATTCTGTTGATGATACCAATAACTTGATTGTTGTAACCCTCCCTTCTTACAAGGCAGAAATTTTAGGAACGAGGATAGGAGAGGGTTGGTTCGCAGCTTCTGATTTTGCTAAAGATAGTGCTAGATTATATAAAAATCCAAATCTTCCAAATAATTCAAATAATAGAGCTTCAATATGTCATCATTTAAGCAGTGTAGATGCTGATGATGATGCAACTCCATCAGGAACAGTCACTGGTATTGGAGATGAGAATTTTACTTATAATCCTGTTCCTTTTGCAATAGCACATATATCGTATGAGAAAGCATCAGAAGGGAATTGGAGTGGGAAATATAGTTTTTATTATACGTTTGTATATGATGATAATCAAGAATCTAAAATGTTTGAGTTTAAAGGACTATCAGATTCTTTT